CCCGTGCTTACCTTCCGCTAAACCGTCTGGCGTTATTATGCCGATACCTGTCATATTATCGGATATAATCCTAAGATCAGTCTCAAGGTTATCGTCTGGAATAAATAATTTACTCAGTCTTTCTACAGATCTGAGAACGAATGGCTCTTTAGCGCTGCGGTCGAATAAGGTGAAGTCTACTCCAATTACAGTTAGATCTTCACGCTTATTACATTCCGCTAAAATGTCAGTCATCCTACGCGATACTTCGTCAGGTCCGCGTAAGGCACTTCTCCATGCGAATTTCCTCTCATACTTTAACATAGGGTAGAAATACATCGTAGCGAGTAGTGTAAGAGCGAAAGGGTAACCCCACACTATACGAGTTTTCTTCTGTTCCTGAGTCCTTCTGAACATTAAACATGGATAGTTCATTGAAAGCTCTTCGTTCCACTTACTGATATTATAATCAGTTTTAACCTCATACTTCTTGACGAATTGAGGAAGACCGGAATTAGTTGAGTTCCTCATTGCGCGTAATCCTTCGTCGAATGAGAGCCTTTTTAAGGCAGGTGCTAAAGGTCGAATTAATACCTTAGGTAGAGTGTAAGTACTTTGAGTGTACTGTTCATAAAATTCTTCTTTTATATCAGACCATGGCTTAGAAATGCTCCGCGGTCCGTATTTACTCCTCTGAAGGTTCTCTATTTGAAGTAAAGTATCGTTAACACCAGTTCTCGTTTTGAATAGCTCATCCAATTCGAGTAGTAAAGATTCTGGACCGTGAGCCTTCCCGAGTGGAGTAAGCAGATCACGTTCTGAACCATTTCTAATGTTATCTAAACCTAGGTTGACTCTCAATTCTACGTCAGGAGTAAGAATTGGTTTGGCTGTGTTAAAGATTAACGTACTCATAACAAATAGGGAGTATAATATATTTCTTAAGACGTCTTTAGTCTAGATCCTTTAGCGTTATAAGGCATACGCTTCTTAATAGCGTTTTCAGCTTTTACTTGCATAGTTTCTAGGTTCATTATCCATTCAACTAGTTGTTTAGCTGAGTATCTAGCATTCTCTACAGTCACATAGCTAATATTATCATAGCCAGCAGGTCTACACTTAGCTTCGGCGAAGGTACATTCCCAATTATGGAAGTAAGCCGCCTTGCCAATGTCTGTAATTAGTATATTCCTAATAACATTAGTGTCATCAAATTCAGGCCAGAACCAAGCACTAGTGTCGTTAGTTTTCTTAAAGAAGGACCAATTGTTACAATATAAATATTGAGAATCAGTCTGTTTGTAATAACTAACCTCAGGACCAATTAATCCAGGTCTTAACCTATCGTAATCAGCAGTTCCTGTTGTCCATAGATTTCTCTTGAAGATACCAAATAACGCAATTGCAATTGCGTCCGGATTATCACTTTTTGAAACGTAGTGTACGTTAGTGTTATTACCATCCACTTCAGCGTTCTGAAAAGAAGGATAAGCGACTGTTCTTCCACCGCCAGGGAAAGTTGAGTTTACTGAGTAAGTCGGTAAATTAGCCCAAATGTCGCACAGAGTTAGATTGTAAACTGGTACTGGTCCAGCTGAATACAACGTTATGTCTAACCAATCCGGCACTATATTTGCTAACTTAGTAGATAGCACGTTTAGACTCTCTGTGTTTAACACGTTAATAGCATGCTGAACAATTCTAGTAGTACTGTCAAAAGTACCGAATCCAAGAGGATGCGCAGCAGTAGTACTATTAAAACCGAAAGGCATTATCTTACATATAGAAGAGAACGCGCAATCGCTATTCTTGAAGGGTTGTTGTAGAAAGAAACACACATCATTAAGACGAGGTGGGATTGGTAAAGTTCTCAGAGTTCTAGACAACGCTTCTAAGGCGTACATGTCCTCTTGAGTTATCTGATTCCTTAGCCACTTCATACCAGCGTTCTTGTTGTGTGGAATATTCAATTCATACGCTATGATACTAACATAAAAGTAGTATACCTGTAAAGCGTACGCTATCGAATTCATGTATGTAATAAGATTGTCTGTCGAAAAGACAGATTCAGCATTAATACCATAGTTCACTGAAAGAGAAGCTAGGTTCTGAAAGTCTGGAGCAACTACTTCGTTGAACCATTTGTAAACGACATCATCTGGCTCGTTCACTTGCAAAGCAAAACGAGCACCGGTTATGTGCATAATAGGTTCTTCCTCTTTAGCTTGAGCTAAG